GTGGCGTCGTTCGCGTCGAGAACGCCGTCCGAGAACGTGACGCTGGCCAGGTTGACGGTGCTGACCAGCGTGCCGCCGGCACCGGTCACGTCAGAGACGAACGCGTGCGCGCTGTTGTAGGTGTAGCCGCGCAGCAGCGCAGCGCGGATGACGGCCGTGTCGAGATCGATGAGGCCGGTACCGAGGCCCTGACGGCCGTTTGCGAAGAACTGGTCCATTTGAACCTCAATCAGGATTGCTTGCGGCGGCGAACCGGCGCTTCTGGTGGCGCAACGTCCGCCGGGACCGGCAGCGCTACGCGATCTGCGATTTTCAATTCATCAACAAAATGCGCGGCATGCGCAGCGGAGCACGTGAGCAGATCACCCGCGGTCAACGTCCCAAACTGGGTGCTGTAGCAGGTAGAGGTGAACTTGATGCGCTCCATTGATGTGCTCCGCTGCGTTAGCCGATTAGGCCGGGGTCAGATCACCGCCACGCAATGCCGCAGGACGCTCGATACCGAGTGCCAAGCGACGCTCTGCGCGGATGGTGACGAGGTTGGTCGTGAAGTTGCTGGCGTCTTCTTCCGACAGCGCCACGGCCACACCATCCCGATTGAAAATGGTGGCGGCCATGTCCAGCGCACCGACGAGGAACGTGTCGGCAGTGACTGCGCTTGTCGGGATCACCGGGATGCCCCAGATTGCAGGCGCAGCTGCCCCACCCGGATTGCCGAGCAGATAGCGAGCCTGCGTGTCCTTGAGGGCCTCAATGACGGCCCAGTCGGTGGGGTTCAGCAGGATTGCATTCGGCGGGTAGTCCGCGCCTTGAAGATCGCCGATGACCCGGCGGATCAAGTCAAAGCGTTGTGGGCTGCCGACCCAGGCGGTCATGTTGGCGGCGGTGTAGCCGTGCGGCGTGAAGTTGCCGGTATTGAAAATGCCCGACAGGTTTGCGCCCGTGCCGTTGCCGTTGATGAGCTGATTCTCGACGCGAAGATCAACGCCATAACGCATGCGGGTGTTGATGTAGGCGGCGACCGCGGGAGCATCCGCAGCAAGCTGACGGCTGATGCGAGTCCAGTGAGCGATGGTGCGTACCGGGGCGGTTTGCAAGTTAAACGTGATATCCGTTTCCGGCTTCGCGTTGCTTTCCGCCGTCTCCGCCGCGTTGTTTACAAACGTGGCTTCGCGCGTGAACTCGACCGCGTTGCTCGTGGTGGGCAGCGCGTTCATTGCAGACTCAACCATAAACCGGCGGAATGCACCGCTAGTCACTCCAACGCGACGGTCAGGAGCCACAGTCGTGTCACTGCCGGTCGTGGTGTTTTTCAACTCGATGCGAACGGTGCGCACTTGGCCGCCGACAAAGGCTTTGTACTGATCGGCGCCGATGAACTGGCTACCCATCGTCTGCGGCGCGTCACCTTCGCGCGGCGCGCCTTGCTTTTGCTCCAGCGCGAGCAAGCGATCTGCAATCTCGCGCTGTTGCGTGCCGAGCGCAGCGATTGCGCCCTTGGTTTCGACGGAGACAGAGCCGGCGGCCTTGATCTCTTGCTCGGCTTTCTCAGCGTAGGCATTGAGCTTGGCTTCGAGGGCGCCGACGCCCTTCATGATGTCAGAGAGGTCCATTTTCTTTTCCTTCCAGGATGAGTTACGGAATAAGGCGCACTTGAAGCGTGGATTGCATACGATCCAAAATGGCCTGTACTTCTTGCGCAGCTTTCGCTTGTGTACCGCTTAGGCCCGGTTCCCCCGTCCCAAACAACACTCTCGCGCGGCCGACGAGCGCTTGCGCCAGCCCTTTGCTGAGCCCGCCTGCATCCCGCAGGAAGTACTCAAAATCTCGCACCGTCTCGATACCTTCAATCTCGTCACTTTTGACGCTGCCGAGGTCAACCCGCGCAGCTTCGTCGGCAGGAAACGTCACCACAGACACTTCAAAAAGGCGACTGACGCGCTTAATCATGCGTTTGCCGTCTTCCATTTCTTCGTAATCGCCCTTCTTGAGCAGATAGCCAATCGACAGGCCATCTACCGTGCCGTGCTTCAGCGCGGCGCGCGTCTCGTCTGCGCGAGCCATGCCGGGCGTGAATTCGCCCTGCACAAGTAAGCCGTGATCGTCTTCTTTGACCACCGCCCACTTGCCAATGGGCAGGCCCATCGAGTCGTGATTGACAAACATCTTGGGCTTGCCGTGCGTCCTTAGCGTGTAGTCATACGCGCCACGGATGATGGTGTCGCCGTAAGAATCGACGCCCCCAAAGACGGAGGCGTAGCCCGAAAACGTGGCGGCACCATCGTCCGAAAACTTCACGGCCGCGTCACTGAGCGATAGGGTCTTGTGCAGCATCGGCCGCTCCTTGAACTTGGCCCAGCATCGGCAGCGGGGCTAGATTGATCTGTGCAGTTGCAAGCTGCCCGCCATCGACGGGCGGTAGGTTTTCAAGCTGGCGCGCTTCGTTGCGCGTCATGACGCCGTTTTGTACGGCCTTCGCGTAGATGTCCATGCGGTCTTTCAGGCTTGCGCGCAGGAGCGCGTCAAAGCTGAATTCGACGGTGTAGCTGGCACGCTGAGAAGCAGTCAGCACGCGGCGCGAGATGGCTTGTTCGATCATGCTCAGCAGGGGCCGAACAGTCAGCTTGTAGAAGCCATCGAGGATTTGCTCGATGCCGCTTCCCCAGGTGGTTACGTTGCTTTGCCCGACAAGTACAGGCGGCACGCCGAACCAGCGACAAATTTCCTCCACCGTAAAACGGCGCGTCTCTAACAGTTCAACGTCCTGCGGTGAAAGGCTGATCGCCTGATACTTCATGTCTGCCTCGAGGACAAACAAACGCGACTCAGTGCCGCTCGCAATGTCCCCAAAGTTGGCACGCAGTCGCGCGCGCTGTTCGTCGCTCAACTTGGCGGGCACCATCAAAAGGCCGGTGGGCTTGTTGCCATTCGCAAACAGGCGCGTCGCCTGCGCCTGCGCGCGCGCCGCCTCGTTCACACTCGCGCGCATGAAGTCGATGCGCGACAGCCCCACCATGCCGTTGCCGGTGTCCTTGATGTGCAGGACTTCTGCTCCCGGCAATAGCAGCCGCTCAGTCTCGCGCTGGTATTCGTAAAACAAGTCGCCTGTTTCAGGATCGACATAAGGCACGATCTGGTCTGACGACAGCGGCCAAAGCGCTATCGGATCACCACGGCCATTGCGCGCCACCCGCGCGTAAGCATTCCCGCGCAACATCAGGTTCAGCATCATGGCGCCCCAAAATTCTGAGGGCGTCATGCGGCCATTCGGGGCATCGTGCAATAACTGCCAAAGCGTTGTCCCTCTGGCGAGGATTTTCTGACCGGCCGCATCGCGGTCATAGACAAACAACGGGAGCGTGGCGACGGTCTTACTTAGTAGGTCAACGCAGCGGTACAGCGTGGCGAGCTGTAGCGCACTGTCAGGCCCGAGCGTCTGCGTGTTCTCGACGATGGTGGACGAAGGCAGTACAAGCTGATCGCCAGTGCGATCGGCCAGCACTGCGCTGCGCCCAAGCCAGCGCGAAAAAGACGTTAGAAAGCTCATGCACTGATCGGCGAGTAGATGATGGAGTTGAAGTCCGCCGCGCCTTGTGGGTTTAACCCCATCAGTGAGACGGCGTTGAATGCGGCCATCAGCGGATCGATCTTTGTCGATCCTGCGGCCTGCTTCGTGATTGCAATAGCGTTGCCCTTGGGCTCGACCCGAGCGTTACCGACACACCACGCCATCATCGGCTGCGCACCGTGTAGCAAGGAGCCCTCGGCTAGCTTTCTCTCTGTGGTTTTTATCGCCCCGACCATCTTCCAGCCTTGGGAAATACCCACTATCCGATCCTGCTCGACGCCCGCCTCGACAATCGCGTCAACGATTGCGCCAATGCCAGCAGGGTCAACGCCGATCTTGTCCATCTTCCCGGAGTCGTTGACGATGGCGACAATCTCCGCGACGGCGAGCACGTCATCGCCGATGGTCTCGACAATCGAGAGGTCTAGGTCTTTAGCAAAGTCTCTGAGGCGCGCGGCTTCCGACTTCCGCCTCTCCATGACAGACGGATGCGCCCATGCGTGCGTCCATAGGAGCCATTCGCGCGTTTGTGCGTCGCGCCCAAGGACGGCCAGGCCGAGCAAGTCATCCAATCCGCCGCCGTCAATCCCGACCGTCAGCACCTCGCTGCGCTCGAGCACGTGCGAGAGCGTCAGCCCAGGACGGCCCTGCCGCTGCCAGTAGTCGGCACCGGCCCAGCGGTCAGACTGGAGGGCCAGGCCAATCTCTACGTTCAAGTGCTTTGCGAGAAAACCTCGTAGCGATTCCTCGCCGGACTCTTCGGCCTTCGCAAGCTCGCGCGTCAGAAAATGCAGGTCTACAGACGCCCCAAGGTTGGGGTTCGTTACGTAAAAGTTATTCGGGTCTCGCTCCGCCTTGTCGTCAAGCAAAGCGGGCGGGAACTCATAGAGCACGGGCAGAAAATGCTTGTCGTCGATGCGACCCTCGCGCACCCCTCGTGCGTAGTGCAGCTTCTGCCGAAAAACGCCCGCCGGCGGATCATCCGACTGCGTAGACAGGTAGATTACAAAGCCCTCGGGCCGGCTTGCCAGCCCGCCGATAGCTTCGCGGAGCATGTTCTCGGCATTCGGGCGCTTGCCGAATAGCCACACCTCGTCAATCAAGGTGCCTATCCACTTCTTGCCGCCCACAGCCTCGTTATCTGCCGCAACGACCTTGAGCGTGGCGCCGGTCACGCGATGCGTGAGCGTGCGGGTGTGCTCTTGCACATGGATCAACTCGCGCAACTCGTCGTCTGCGCGGACCATATCTCGCGCAGGCCAGAAGCTGTTATTCGCAATCTCGATGGTCGGGGCCAAAATCCCGAACTCGCCAGACTTGCGCCAGTTGCGAATTAGCGCGGTCAGCATGATTGCCGCCGCTCCGGTGCTCTTTGCGTTCTTCTTCGAGATAAGCAAGAAGAACTCGGTAATCAGCCTGCGCCCGGTGTCGCCGTCGTAAGCCCCGAAGATCGAGCCGGCAAAGTCGCGCAGCCACGGCCGACACGCTTCCCGCATCGTCGGCGACCCGGGGGCGTCAACAATGCGCAGCTCGTCAAAAACCGCCAGCGCGGCAGCAGCCTCGCCAGGGAAAAGCGGGGGCGGGATTATTGACTCTTTCCGGACCAGTCGCTCAGGCCAGCCCGGGCACGACGTAGACCAATTCACCCGTTGTTGACAACCAATCGCGGCGGCTCGGCAGCGCTGAACTTGCCAGCACTGACCTTTTCGGCCGCCTGCCGGCGTTGCGCCTTCTTGCCGTCGTCTGCAACGAGCCTAACCAGCGCCTTGGCAGCTTCCAACTGGGCGGGCGACGGGTCGATGAGACCTTGCATAACTTGGCCCAAAAACTCCACCGCGTCTTTCCCTTCCGCGAACGCGGGAGGCTTGGGCTTGCGTCCCGCATTTGGGCGCGCGCCTCCGCTTCTACCTTTAACTCCTGCCATTTGCGCCCTTTTTGAAAAAGCTGAGCCGGGATTTAATCCGCGCGTGGGGGGATACGCGGTCTATACAGACGGGCACTTTAGAGATTTGACCCACCCCTCCCCTGCCTACGCGCTGCCTCTGCTGAGGTCTTGGCCTTGTGGCACTCGCGGTTAATCGCCTGTAGGTTCGCGTCGCCTTCTCCGCCGCCTGCCCACACGGGGACTATGTGATCGACTTCATGGGCCGGCCTGAGTTGGCCGGTCGCCTTGCACTGCGCGCACTGGCAAACGCCATTGGCCTCGCGCAGTATCCGCAAGCGGGTCCGCTGCCAGGCAGCGCTACTGAGATTGCGTTGATCGCGCACCGTCAGCGGCCGCACCCGACGCAAGTCGAGCGGCGCAACACGTGGCTTTAGGGATTTCACGCGGACGCCGAAACCGCCAAGCGGCGGTCAGCGTCACGCACAACGTCCCGTGCGGGGGAATTACTAAGCTCGACAGTAACCCCGATTCCGGCCGATGTCAACTGATTCCCCAGCCTATTCGCAGCCGCGCTAACCATCCGGCTCCAGTCAGCCCGCCTTATGCCGTGCTTGCGGCAGATTGCGTTGACGTGAGATTTCCAACCTTGCGAACCCAGCGAGCCGCGCGGACCAATGACAAAGTAGCCCCGAAGGATCATCCGCTCGAGGTACGGCAGCCCCGTTCTCCAAGCACACTCTACCCGCCAAGCGTCGAGCGCATCGACCGGCAAAGGCTTTGGGTCGCGCTCCCAGACTTCCCCGGCCTCAGGCCTATACCGCCCCTCGATTGACCTGCATGCGGACATCCAGTGCCGCTGCCGTGCCCACCGTCCCCACTCCCTTAAGCGGTAGTCCAGGGCAGGGTCTACATGCACGTAGTCCACGTCCTGCCTCATTACGGTCTCCACCCCTCGAACTCCAGACGGCCAGTCACGCCATCGGCTCGCTGCCGCTGCATCTTAGCCAGCTCGCCCCGGTAGTGCTTTGCGATCTCTGCCACCCGCTTCTTGATCCCGTAAGCTGGTCGGTTGCGGTCGTATGCCAGTCGGTCCAACTCGATCTCGGTGATGTACCTGAGCATTGTTTTTCGGTGCTCGTCCCGCTCCCGCGCCGTGAAACTGTGGCAACCGTAACACAAGGCCAGCAGGTTGGCCGAGTCGAACCGCGTAAACCAGTTTCCCCGGCTGTGCCAATGGGCAGCGTGTAGGCCGGCGCTGTTCTCTAAGTGCTTTGCTCCGCATCGGTCGCAGGTCCAGGCACTTCGTTCCCGGACGCACTTAGACAGTGCGGCGTCAGCAGTGGTGATCTTGATTAGACCCACATTGGCACCTGTTCGGATTTCGGGGCGGGCTCTTGAAACAACTTGCCCTGCGCATAGGCCTGTTCGATGCGGCGGCAGGCAATGTCGAAATACTTGGGTTCGATCTCGATCCCGATGAACTTGCGGCCTAACTGCGCGCACGCGACACCGGTGGTGCCGCTGCCCATGAAGCAATCAAGCACCGCCGAGTCTGGCGCCGTGATGGTCTTGATCTGCCACCCCATCAACGCCATCGGCTTTTGTGTCGGGTGATCTTCCTTGCCAGGTTGCCCGTGCCTGTAGCTGTCGCAATCAAAGATGTTCGCCTCGTATTGGCCGCCGTTCCACGGGCGGCCCGGAAGATAGCCATAAACGGAGCATTCGACGGCGCTTGAAAATCCAGCCCCAGGCCCTGCGGGCGGCGGGAACTTCTTGCGCCAGAAAATAAGACGAGTCGAATATCCGGCTGCCTCAAGGGAATCAACAATCAGACCGATTTGACGGTGCCCGCACCATGCCGCAAACGAAAGCGGGCGTTTTTTGATGCACAGGTCCATAGCCACCGCAACGCGAGCATTCATTCCCGTCCAATCGTCGTCGCCGGGAAAAAAATCAAGCCTTCGCACACCTTTTCCTGGCATACCGCGCCGCACGCTTCCTGCAACGCTAACCGCATACGGCGGATCAGTAATCACCGCGTCCACCTTCGGCAGCGTCGGCAATATCTCCAGGCAATCGCCCAAGTACAGCGTCGCATCGCCTATTTGCTCGACCCTCACTCCCCACCCTCCCAGCTAAACCGCCAATTCGTCATCGGTAGGCGATCGAGATAGCGCGTGTCGACGAAGGCGATCTTCATCTCCCAGCTAAACCGCCAATCCGTCATCCGGTAGGCGATCCGTCGCTCCTCGCCTTCAAGGTAGCCGCATACGCCCTCCGGACATCCTCCAAGTGCTCCCGGCCGCACTCCATCTCTATCGCGGCTGCCATGGCCTTCTGGTGATGCCGTGGGGCACTTTTGAGCAGCCGCAGGCAGCACGGTATGCAGGTCAGCCGGTATTCGCCACGTTGCAACGCACAAGCTGGACATTCGATCACGCCTCGAGCAGCCGCATAAGTTCGGAGTATGTCGGCATCGGGTAATTTTTTTCCCGGTGCCCGTCCAGCATACGGCCAAGCTGGGCTAGCTTGTCCTCGGCGCGCAGTGCTCGAGCCTCCGCGCGCAGTGCTCGACCATGCCAAAAAACCTCACCTTCTCCGCTCATCGTTTACTCCTACGCTTAACTGCTGCCTAACTCTAGTTAGGCCCTACGCTTTAGCTCGCTCAGCGCCTCGGCCAAGAGGCGACGCATGCTGTCCACGCTTTCTCGAAGTTCACGCATGTTTCGCGCCGCCTGCGTCTGCGTCGGCAGGCCCTGCGGGTATGCGCAGCCTTTAAACGCTTCGCGGATGTCGTCGTCCACGAATCTCAGTTCGTCCGGGTACATCGGCGGCAGCGTCGTCGTCACCGGCTCACCGTTGGCGAGTGCGCGCGCAATAGCTTTGTGCGTCAGATCTTTTGTTCCCATGTCGCGGCCCTAGCTCTACGTTTAGGTCTCGTGGCACACCAAATCGCGCATCAAGTTCTAGTTAGGCCCCAAGTTCGCGCAGCAAAACCCCGCAGCACATCGGCTTGTCGCCATGCTTGTGCATCGTGTACCTGTCAGCGTCTGTGCCGCTCCACGCCACACCATGTTCGTTTGCGCACTCTATCCAGCCGGAAAGTCGTGCCTCGGCATATTGGCGCTCATCGTCGGTTGTCGCTTCGTTCACCGCGTCCACCATTGCAAAATATGTTGCCATACTTAGTTCCTTCGCTTTGGGGCCTAACGCTAGTTACCCATCAATTTCTCCCAGCAACAGCGTGCGGGCGTTGTAGTAGGGTGAATCTGGCTTGATATGCGGGTTGCCGCGCAGGTCTTTGTAAGTCGTGTAATTCTCAGGGTCAAATCGCACCTGCAGCGCGTTGCCGCCCTGGTCGTAATAGCCGGTTCCGCTGCTGTGCTTCACAACTTCAACTTCAGCGTCTTGGTCTTCAAAAGCCGCAAGCCACTCAATCAGTTCTCGTACTTTCATCGCGTCCTCTACGGTTTATGCCTAACCCCTCGTTTAGGTCTAGTGGCACGCCAAATCGCGCATCGAGTCGCTCACGTGCGTAATGCGAAGCCCCGATCCCTCGCGGCCAATCGCAAGAACCCGCTGGCATGCCTCCGGGTCACCGATTAAAACGGGAGGCGCTACAGCCTGCCCCACAACCCGATTGCCGGCCTCAAAGCGCCCGACAAGGCGCGGCGGGTACTCCGGCCGCTCCCGTCGCATCGCAAAGCCACGGTAGAGGGCCTGAAAGTCTCGGGCACGAAAAGGCAAGTCCGCCTCCAGCGTGTCGCACAACTTGACCCAGCCGCCCATATCGTCAATGCAGCGGTGGATAAGCGCGTCATCGAACACCACCGATTCATGGCCGCCAACGCGGCGGATGGCGCGCTCGACCTTAACCCAGGCTTGCATGGCGCTGTCCGCCGTTGTCCCGCCCAGCATGCGGATGAGATCCGCCGGCTTGGGCAAAAACTGCCCGGCGTCGGGGTTGCGGACGTGCCGGTCGAACGCTTGACGCACCGCGGCCAGGTCGTAGGGCGCCAAGGCAGCCCAGTAGATCGCCGTGACCTCTGGCGTGATCTCCCGCCCGTAGACTGCCGCAACTGCCGACAGCATGGCGGCAAAGGTGTCACTGTCCGTCGGTCGCAGCGGCATTTTGTGCTTGC